GAGTTGGCCCACAGTCAAGGTCAAGAAAGAATGATCTAAGTTGCTTTACGTTAGGTACCTTACGAGACCCAGCTTGGTCAAAAGTGCCCAACGCAAAGTAAGCGTCATATCCTTCAGCATCTAAATTGTGAGCAGCATGGATAGCGGCGTCAAGGTTGTCATAGAACTTTTGCACCTTGCGTTCATCGGATGCCCGAGACGCAAATATGCAGTAGTACCCTTCATCCCCTAGCACCGACTCCAGAAATTGTTTTGTTTCCATAGCCGCCGATAGTTAGAGTGATTAGGATGACTGAAAAGAAGGGGTGAGGAGCTACCCCACCCCAAAACAAATCAGTCGTCCCAACCGCCAACAATATCGTCTAACTCGGATTTCGCTTCCACAGCCGGTGCAGATTTCTTGGTCACCTTGATTGGCTCAGCCACTTCTTCAGCCTCGACCTTCTCGGCTTTCGGTACGGCCTTGGCCACAGGTGCTGGTTCGGCGGCTTTCGGTGCAGGGATTACGCCGTCCATCTGCGACACGTTCATAGTGATCGCCTTGATGGTGTCAGGGTGGCTCTGCAACTTGACTGCAATTGCCAACTCGTCTTCTTCAAGCGCACGGACAGGGCTGAACACCAGCTTAGGAGTTGCGCTGTCAATGTCAAAACGCATCTCGGTCACGATAGAAATCGCGGGGGTGTTGTACGCCTTGAGGTGGCGACCGTAGGCTTGCAGTGGCATCTTCTTGCCTTCCACGTCACCGAACACAGATGTCGATGGCAGTGTGATCTGGTACACGGCTTCTTTATTCAACTCACCATCGACCGCCACGGCGATACGCTGTTGAAAACGGCATGCGCGGGTGTCGCCCTGACCGGAGCCTTTGATGTGTTGCTTGCAGTCTTTGCAGAACTTGGCTTGGCGTTGATCTTCAGGCACGGCCTTGTCGGGGCTCTGTGTGTCGCTCGACCAGCAAGTGGGCTTGGTCTTCGCACCCTTGACATAGGTGCCCTCAAAGAACATACGCGACACGGGTGCGGCGTTGATCAGGATGACTTTCATGGAACGCTCTTCGCTCACACGAACTTCTTTGCCATCAATAAACTCACGGAACGCACCGCCTTCGATGCTGATACGCTTGTTGCCACCGTTGCCACCCGCAAGGGTGCTCGTGAGGCTGTCTTCGATACCGCTCAGCAGGGCGAGGGTGTTATTGTTAGGCTTACCAAACAGGGTCATTTCGTTGCTCATCTTCGTTTCTCCAGTTAAATATCTTCGTCAGGGTTGTTAAACGCTAGTTCAAGTTGAACGGGCGCTTTGGGGTCTTCGGCTTTCGGCACTTCCGGTTCGGCTTTGGGTGTGTTCGACAGGGCGTTGACCACCGCAGACACGTTGAAGCGGTACGTGTTACCGATCTTCAGGTATGTATCTTTGGGGATATGGCCTTGTCGCACCCATGCGCGAACAGTTGATACCGAAACCGTAAACTGCTTAGCCAAGTCTTCGATTGGCACAAATGGTTCACTCATCACTTTCTCCGTACGGTTATGGTGTATTCGCTGTCCACATTGAGTCCCGGTGGTAGCGTGTCAGGGTTGGCCTCAAGGAACTCTTTGAGGTTCGTTTGGTGAATGCGCTCGTGCAGTAACTGCGGCGCATTGTGCTCGACGATGAACTTGTGCATGGACTCCCAGTCGTTTGTCCAATAGTTCACTTTGACAGAGCGGTAGAACAAACCTTCGCCTGTTCGCACACTGTCCACGTTCTGTGCCTTGCAAAAACCCAAGAGGGCAGACTTTACCTTGTCCATCTGCGCTTTGAGATTCTTCTCTTCTGTCTCGTAGGCAATACGCATCTCGTCGTGTTTAGCCTTCATCTTGATGTAGACCTTGACCAGCTTTTCAGGTGGTACGGTGGTTACGGGGGGTGCTACTTCGTCTGTCACTTCGTTCTCCTATTGTTGTTGGGGTTCTTATTATAGTGGCGTTTCACCACTTATTCAAGTATTTCTTTGTAAAGATCAACTATTTTTGAGTGAACGTCTATTTTATTATCCAATAAGTTGTAAACGTGTCTTTCTACACCTGACCCCACCAGTTGCACCACTGTAGATGGGTGTCGCTGGCCTGAACGGTGGACTCGGGCGTTGGCTTGGGCGTAGGTCTCAAGGGAGGACGTTGGCCCCCACCACACCACGGTATTAGCCGCTGTGAGGGTTACGCCATGGGCGGCGGCTTGCGGCTGTATAACGAGCACCTTGGTGCCGTTAGGCTCGGTCTGGAAGCGATTAAAGATGTCGGTGCGTTTGTGCACGGGCACATCGCCGCTGATCACCTCGGTTGTGTAGCCGTCAGCGTTGAGCTTCTCGGTCAGGATTTTGATCACGTGCTTGAACGGCACGAACACGAGCACCTTCTGGCTGGACTCATCGATCACCTCGGTCAGCACGTTGTAGCGGTTCTTGATGTCAAACTCCAAGGTCTCGCCCGAATCGGAGTACACGGCACCGCAAGATATTTGCAGGAGCTTGCTCATGTTCACAGCGGCGTTGACAGATGTGATTTCTTCCCCTGCGGCCTGTATGACCATGCGACTCTTGAGCATGCCGTAGTAGCGTTCTTGTTGCTTGGTCAACTCGACTCGGCGCTTGACGTAGGTCATCTCAGGCAAGTCAAGACACTCGTCCTTGGTAAAGCGTATGGCAGGTTGCAGTGCCTCGTACACAGTCTGCGTGGCGGTCTCTTTGGCTATCCATTTGAAGTTGGTCAGCTTGAGCATGACCTGATCACGGTATGACGTGTAGTATTTGGGCACCCCACTCGGGTTGACGAGCTTGGCTAATCCGTACGCATCAAGCGGCGACTGCGCGGCAGGTGTGCCGGTCATCATCCACAACCACGTGTCAGCCTTGACCAGTGAGTTCAACACCTTCCACCGCTTAGTCTGTACGTTCTTGTAGGCGTTGGCCTCGTCAATCACAATCAAGTCAAAGCCGCCCTTGGCGATGTCTTCGGCAACGATCTCTACGCCGTCATAGTTGATGATCACAAACTCAGCAATGCTGTTGATGATGGCCTTGCGCTTGTCCTTGGCACCGTATGCAATGTCAACTGAGCGGTGCATGGCGAACTTAAACAGGTCGGCTCTCCATGCTGAATCCATGATTGACAGAGGGCAGATCACAAGCACCCTGCGGATTCGTTTCTGCTTTAGCAGGTAGTCTGCCGCCCATATAACTGAGCCTGTCTTGCCCGTGCCCTGCTCGTTGAGGCAGAACGCACGGCGGTTCATGGTGAGGAATGCGGAGGTTGTCTTCTGATGGTCGAACGGCTTGTACTGGCCGGGCCAGTCGTAGCGTCCCATGATGGGTGATGGCACGTTTTTTACGCGCAGGTTCTTCAGCACCTGTGCCTCATCCAACCCCCAGTGCACCAACACTTGGTTGTTGGGGAGTTCCTTGCTTTTAGGAATGACTGTCGTAACGCGACGAGGATGCCGTAGCGTCAACAACAGAGCCTTGTTGTCAATGATTTCCAATTCGTTCTCCAGCGCAGACAGCACAACGGAGCGAAGTGGGTGTCCCACTCGCTCTCGCCGCTATCGAAGTTCTAATCTAACCGAACGCGCAGTGCGCGTCAAGCGGGTTTCTTCCCGCCTTTTTCTTTTGTGCTGTGACCATTACGGGCACGGTTCTTGGCGGGGGTAACGATGCGTACACCGTCCTTGTTTGAGCCGCCTTTAGATAACATCTTTACGTGGTCAATGTCCTTACCTTCCCGCTTGTCGGCCTTGCCGTTCTTGTTCTCATCGGGGGAACTGGCATCAACTTTTCGACGGGCGCGTTGGCGCTCCATGCGGTCGGGGTGTTCGCCCCGTTCCTTTTGCTTTTCATACTCGGCCTTGTACGGGCGTGGTGATTTGGTGTATGGCATATCAATTCCTTCCGTTATGTGCACATGATAAAACAACACAATGGTTCTTGCAAAGCCCAGATGTCTTGGGGTTCCACACGTCTGTCTCGTAAGCTCTTTTCATGCGGCCATGGTCACGTAGCCACTTCTCCCACAGCTTGGGCTCGTCAATGGCACGGTCGTAGCTTGCCTTGGGGAACTGCTTAGCAACGACAAACAACAGGCCACCCTTGACACGCTTGACCTCGGGGAAGTGCTTGAACACGGCAAGTGCCATCAACTCAAGCTGTCCGGTGTCGGCGTACTTGGCGCTCTTTCCGGTCTTGTAATCCACCACCCGTGCAGTGCCATCGTCCTCAAGGATGATCAGGTCGGCGATGCCTCGCCACCACACGTTGGGGTCTTTGAAGCCGCACGGCTCCAAGTCGGCGGTCAGCCCCATCTCGTACTCACACAGCTTCTGGCCAGCGCGTTGTTTGAGGTTATCTAATGAACTCTTAGCGTACGAGAACTGAGGGGGCAGGGGGGTGCCGTCACGTATGTAGAACTCAGCCGCCTCGTGGAAAGCGGTGCCGTACAGCAGGTGCTCTGCACCCTGATCTTCCTTAACATCCTTGACAACCTTCAAGTGGTAGAACTTCTTAGGGCACTGATCAAACGTCTTGATGGACGAGAACGACCATGCAGGTATCTTGACTGTCACGTTGATTCCAATCCGTTATCAAAAGCCCATTGGTTGGGGTCAATTTCTTTGGCGGGTGATGTCTCTCCATCAGTCACGCATTTGCCGCTCGCGTTCAGCGCACTTACCGACTCGTGAGGCAATCCATAAAAATCCTCGTTGTCGGTTGCAACTTGTATTGTCATGCCTTCTTCTCCTTGGTTATGTACACAGGGTCACGCCAGATGTCAGGTGTTGCCCATGCAAACAGGCAGTGCCACATGGTTGCGGACTTGTTCCCAGAGACTTCGTAGTGAAGTTCGGCAAGGTTAAGCTGGTTCCCGCGCTCTTGCAGCCACCATTCATGTGCGGTAGTTGGCTTCATGCGTTCTTCTCCTTGAGTCGTTGTTCAATGGCGTTTGCAAAATCCACCCAAAACGAATCTTTTCTTGAAGTCGCGCCATGTAAGCTGTCGTAAACAAAACTTTGCTCATCCCTTGTCAGCCCTACCCACGGGCGCACGTAGTCTTGGATGTCGTCGTCCTCCAAGGCTCGCATCTTGGCTTCGCGCTCAAGGCGCTGGAATTCTTCATCTTCTTCAGTCATGCTCGTCCCCTTTGTTCTTTCCAGTGCTGTTGTCTTTAGTCATTTGAACCCCTCCGCTTTGGCAATTGCATCACGCGCCAAGTCAAACGCTTTATACGCTTCGCCCTCAGTCAAGGCAGGGTCGAAACAACTGTTCATCATGGCGTACAGCGCAGTCAGTAGCTCAGGCGCGGCGGAGATCAAATGTGCGTTTGCCTTGGCGTCTTTCAGCGTCGAACGCTTGTCGCCCTTGACCTTTGCTATCGGTGCGAACCCGAACGATTGACTACTAATGAAGAACTCGCCTTTGTAGTTCTCCCTGCATCTCCACACCCCTGTTGTGTACGGCCCAATGTCCTCTGGAAATTTGTTCGTATTCATATCAACAGTCTCCATAAGATTTACCACTGCCCGATTCACAGTTCACGGGCAGACCTGTCGCCCACTCGGGCACCCATTGCATGCACTCTTCAACGTACTGCGTAGCGGGTATAACTTCCGCGTCAGGTACGCACACAGCGATTGCGTCATGCACAGTCAGCACAACCTTGTACCGCTTGCCGATCTTGAGCATCTGCTCGGCGATGATGCACCGTGCAATGGCTTGGCATACGTTCTCGATCACCTTGCCGCCGTAGATGCGGGTGCGCCCCTTGCGTGTCTTGTAGCTAAACTCAACGCCCTTCTCGGTCTGCTCAAACTGTAGGTCGTCATAGCGCATCAGCAGACCCGAGGGCAAGCGGATTGCTGACTCACTCGGCACCACCTCAAGCACACCCCGGCGCCCAAGCGATGCGGTATCACCCCTTGACATGTTCACCAGAGCATTCTGAGCCTGACGCCACAGCCTCACTACCGCATCATTGGTGCGCCTATAGATGTCAATGATGCGCCGTGCCTCGTCCACATCTACGTCCACCCCAAAGGTCTTGAGTTGTGTTTGGAACTTCGGTGCGCCCATGCCGTACCCACACCCAAGGATTGTGGTCTTACCCACGAACCGCTCACCCTTGTCAATTTCAAAGTCAGGCTTGCCGTAGATAGCCGAGGCCATCTTCTTGTACACGTCCTTGCCCTCAGTAAAAGCTGTTACCAAGTCTTCTTGCTCAGACAGCCACGCCAACACCCGCGCTTCGATCTGTGCAGAGTCAGCATCAATGATGGTGTAGCCTTCGGGCGCAATGATTGACTTCTTTAGCTTGTTGGCGTTACTACCACGGCTCGGTAAGTTCTGCATGTTGATCTTGTCATCACCACCGAACCGCCCAGTGTGTGCGGCGTAGTAGCGAATCGGCACAGGCAACTTGCCACGCTTGGAGATGTCAATGAACCGTTGGGTGCGTGTCTCCTCCAGTGTTGACTTAGTGCCCAAGCGGGCGGCAACAAGTGTCTGCACCCTGACATCTTCATGGTCAGCAAGGGCTTTAAACTCCTCGTCACTCTTGGCGAACGCATAGGTCTGCTTGCCTGTGGCGGGGCTTGTCTTCATAGGAGGCTCTACGCCAAACGATCTGAGCAGTTCAGCAAACTTCTCATTGCTCATCAGTTCAGTCTTGTCCACACCCGAGGATGTCAACAGGTCTTCCTTCATCTGCTTGATGTTGATGAGGTGTTGTTGCAACATGTCGCCGTCCAGTTCAAGCACAGGGTCAATGAACATACGCAGGGTTTGGTCGATCACGCGCAGTTCTTGCTTGGGGAAATCCTTGGCCAAGATGTTGAACAGTTTGTACGTGAGTTCCACATCGTTGATGCAGTAGTCGCCGTACCGTGCAAGTTCTTCGTCAGTGAAGTTCAGTCGTCTCTTACCGATGGCATTGATGACTTCTGTTCCTTTTTCCCCGAGCCTATACCGCTCAGCAAGAACTTTAAGCGAACCCCCAACTTCCACGCCGTGAAGGGCACGGCCCATGCACAAAGTGTCAAGCCAACCCCGAGGACTAATATCGAAACGCCAAGACAAGATAGCCCCGTCAAAAAGGGTGTTGTGCGCCAAGACAAAACTCCGTTCCCATTCAAAATTGCTCTGAAGCCACTGTTTGATTTGTTCATGTGTTCCACTTGCCCACTCCGTCTCTTGGTTGTTAACTTTCACAGACACGCCAATGACTTCGAACAAGTCAGAGCGCACGTATTCTTCGGTCGTAATCTTTGACAGCGAGAAGTCACTGCCGTAAAACGTTTCAAAATCAACCGTTATCAAGTCCATCGTAGTCTCCGTTAAATGCGGTGCTCATCATCGCGTCATAGTTAAATCTCTCAAAGGCGCAATCCCGTGCGGTCGTCATCTCATCACTTGCACCCACCCGATGGTCGTTGTAGACAAACACCTTGCTTGGTACTGTTGTGCCGTTGTACACAAAGTCAACGCCCATGGGGGTAAGCCGCCACATTCCTGACGTGCGAGTCTCACGTTGGGCACCCGCCTCTTGCTCTTCTTTAGTTGGGGGCGGCACGTAACGCTGTTCAACCAAGTTCCAGTGTTTGAGTTTGCTGAATGCGTATGACCGCGCAACAAACCTCGGCGCACTCTCGGGTACGTTAACCCAATCGCCACCACCCGCCTGATGAATCCAGTGCATCGTCTTAACCATGACACCACGCAGGGTGATAGTATTTATCTTGCCCCACCTATCGCACACGGCGCAGTGCTCACCCTTGCCCTCGATAGCGTTCTTCCAATCGCCACGCAACACTGCGGTTGCTTCGCCTAGATCAATAGTCATACTCGTTCTCCTTGTTGTTTGTTAGGGAGTCCCTAACACTTCACGCAACTTCAGCATGTAGTGCTTGGCTTTGTCAGCGTCAGGGCTGTCCTTCTTGCCTTGTCGCATGCTGTACTTGATGACGTTACCCTTGAGGAACCCAATAAATTCCTCACGTGTCAGCACCGCTTCCATCGCATGCCATGGTTGTATAGCCATAGATTTGTAATGATTACCACCTGCTTGCATCTCATCTGCATTCATGTTTTCTCCTTGGTTGGTTTGATGTCTTGATTCTCATACGCCAACTTGGTCACTGCTATAACGCGCTCGATGACAAGCCTCAGCCTCGCGTTTTCATCCAACACGGCGTTAAGTTTCTGTCGTAGTTGATTGCTCTCGCTCTCCAGTTCCGCGACTAGAAGATCGAGGTTGCGGGTCTCTTCGTCCATCGTTTACCTTTCTAACAAGTTTTTCTTGTATGGTTTCTACGGTGTTGAACTTGTGTCCGTTTGCACACTCGCGCCGCCGTAATACATGGTCACCCTTGTTGCGTGTGTCGTTGATCTCAGTCCATGCGGCACATGTCGGGCACTTCATCACCCACACCTCTGTATGCTACGCATCAGGTTGCTGACATCCTCGATGTTGTCTTCGTTGATTACCAACGCTACACCACCCATGACTTTGATGCTGTCTAAGTTCTTCTGTTGCAACGCTGTAGGCTTGTTCTTACCCGCCTTGCATTCGATGCCAAAGAACTTGCCGTGGTAGCACCCGATGATGTCGGGCACCCCACTGCCGCCGTACCCGCCAGTGACAGGGTAAAAGTAATAGGCGCGGTTTTCCTTGAGGATTGCCACGACCTTCTTCTTGACTTTTACTTCTGGTGTATCAGCCACGGAACCACTGCTTGATACGTTGCCATAGAGTAGGCTCGACTACAGTGATTTGTAACTCAGGCATAGGTGCCCAGTCAGCGATGCCAGTTCCCTTGCGGACGTACTTGCGCTTAGGCGGCGCACCGATGCCGTTCGTAGGTTTCTTCAACGCACCGATAGACCCAAGACCTCGTGCCTTGTTGACTTGGTAGCGTATGTTGTACACAGCTTG